CAAATGCTACTACTTCTTCTTTACTAAATCCATTTGCCATTTTGACTATCCTTTACGCACTAAGACTGCGTTTGTAGGCGACCACTTTTGTTCTGTCACCTGATTTTTCTGCTTCAGCCTCTAATCGAGCAAGCTTTTTATCTGAACTGGCACCAGAGTTTCCTGAAGATATTCTTTTTTCTGGACTTGGTGCTTTTCTTCCTGTTACTTTCAACTGAGACTCCAATTTAGCTACTTTAAAGGCAAACTCTACAGGATCTTTGATTTTTGACAATTCTTCTAGCTTCTTAGGGTTCTTCCCTAATGCATAAACTAAAAGTGCCGGATCTTCTGCACCCTGGACAATTATGCCCTGCTGTGTCTGTGAGAATGTATCTGTGACAAGTTCTTCTGCATAAGTAAAATCCTTAAAACTGTGTTCCTGCTTTAAGTTGACATATCGTTCTTGCCGACTTTGCCATACCTTATTCTGCTCTTCCACAGTTCGGGCTTTCTCAGAAGCCTGTCCTTCTACTATTCTCTTTCGTTCGTCATAGTCTCTGATTGCCTGTTTATACTTAACATCATCATAACCACTACCGGAAAGTGTAGGTTCTTCACCAAGTTCAACAGGTCTTTCATTCTCTGCTGCCTTTTGCTTTTCTTCAAGCTGCCGTTTAAGCTGCTTAACTTCACTCTCAAGCTTTCGATTGACTTTACGAACTTTCTTCACCCAACCAGGTGTTTCTGGCTTTTCACCTTCCTCTTCTTCGGGAGGTGCATCACCTATCGTAACGATGCGATCTTCTTCATCTTCTTCATCTTCGTCCTGGATAGTCGCAGGCTCTTCTGATTCATTAGAAACTTCGGATTCCTCGATAGTCTCTTCTTCTTGTTCGTTGTCAAGTACTATTTCTTCCTCTACAACTAGATCTTCATCTTTTAACATTCTATACCTCTTTTATCTCAAATGCAAGTATTACATTGCATTCGGAGTTTGTTGACCCTGTATCTGCCCTTCTGCCTGACTCTGAGCCTGTTGCATCATGGCTTGCTGCTGTTGCATAGCCTGTTGCTGTCTCTGCTGTTGGATTTTTTCAAATTGCTCTATATATGCTCTACTTTCCTGAAGTTTTTTAAGGTCAATCTCATCGAGAGTATTGAGAGTTTCAGCTTTAATCTTCTCAGTATCTGCCAGAGTCTTAAATACCTCAGCTTCTTTTTTCTTAGCTCCTGCCAAAGCTTCCTGAGCCATTGCCTCAAGTGCCATTTCATTTGCATCAGGTTTCGCATTTTTAGCTTCTTCTGCCAACTGTTCTTTTTCTTCTTCTGTTGGTGGCACAACACCCATTCTGACAAGCTTCTGTCTGAAGAAGTCCCTGACATCGGATATTCCATCACCTTCCATATTCATCATTACCATGGACTGAAGAACTTGAGATGTTTCTGGATCTTGTGTAACTGCCATCATTCCCATTAGAGATTGGACAGTGGCTGCTCTCTGTGATGCAGAAGAAGGTCCAACGTCTACAGCAACATCAAAAGTTGCCTTTGACATATCATTCTTTTCAGTTACATTTCCCATTTTATCAAGTCCAGGTTGTAGAAGTTCAACTGATCCTGTCTTACCATTATTACTTATGGTCTTCATTTTCCGACCTTTCTCTACATATATATCCTTCGCCATTGAAAGCCATACTTCCCCTGCTCTACGAATAGCCTTTGAGAAATTGGACATATATATGAAAGCCTGACCATCTATTCTTTTCTGGATCATCTCATGGGCTTTTCCTGAAACATGACTGAGCATTTTTTCAGCTTCACCTGCTCCACCGAGAAGCTCTTTTGTATCAATGTCAACTAATTGCATAAGTGCTGCAAGTGCCTGTGGTATTTCAGGGGCTTTAGTATATCCTACAGGACCGGATGGCATTGAGTCCCCAGTAGCATTTGTTACTGGATTTACAACGAGGTATGGGTAGTTCTTAATATTGTCTTCTGCCCACATATACTCATATCCACTCATCTGCTCAGGAGTGAATATTGGTTTTGATATTGTAGAAGCTGCTGATAGCTCTGCCAGTTTTGAAGTGAGCATATTCTTTAATCTCTGAGTATCCTTCACCAACCGGACATGTCCCATACATCTTTCAACAGAGTCCACATACCATCTTTTCCCATATCCAGGAATAATAGGTATATTCTTTCCTGCAATAACTCCACAGTCTTCAAGAATCTCATTTCCTGATAGAATATACTTATGAACCTTTCTCCGTTTAATTTTCTTACTTCTTACTTCCTTTGTACCAATGGTCATAAGATCATTTTCAAGTTCAGGGTTTTCTTTAAAGTCTTCATCAGTATATTTCTCTTCATCCCCTGTGAGATTGACAAATATTCTAACAGTCTCTTTTTTCTCTTCAAAAACATAGTATTCTGCAATATGAACCATATCTTCTGCATACCAGTCATATTCTGTGAAGCTTATCTCTTTTCCAATAGATACAGGTGATTTACCATATTCATCTTCATATGCTTCGGGAGTCATAGAGTATATTACAAAGCAGTATTTTGCATCTGCTTTATCTTGTCGTTTGGAATCAAGATCAAAGAACACAGAAGAATCAGCATCATATATTGGCTCAATTCTAATTCTTTGTTGTTCATTCTCATCATCCTCTTCATCCTCATATTCACTTGTAAGACGGAATGCACCCATTCCTCCACCAACAGCTTCTTCAAAGCAATTATCATATGCTTCTTCTGCACCGGAGTCTCTTTCATCTGCTCTGAAGAGTCCATCACAAATATCAACCATTGAATCATTATCAGTTCCATCTTTAGCCATGAAATCAACAGATATTCTATTGTTCCGATATTCATTAAATATCTTAATCACTGCTAAGTGAACCTTGTTTACTTCAAACTTAGGTTTATTCTCAAACTGATTATCAAGAGCTCCTTCCCACTGGGCACCAGGGATAGAGTAGAATCTTCTGTCTTCTAAACACTGCTCTCTTTCTTGAGCAACAGAACTTTGTATTCTATCAAAATCTGCCATAGCCTTTGAATGTATATCTTCTTTTTTCATTTTACCACCTGCTTAGTACCGGAATAGTCCTAACTTTAAACTTATTCTTTCTCTTCTCTATCTTAGCCTGTTTTATCTGTAAACTCAATAAATACCTAACACAGTCGAGAACGTGATTGTTTTTATCAGGGTACTTACTAATAACTTCACCTATTCTACTTACATTCAAAGCATAGTTGATAAACTCACTTGCTGCCAGTGGGCACCTTACTGGATCAATTACAATCTCTTCAAGATCCTGCATATACTTAATCCCATGGTCAACGCTCCCAGGAGCTTTCTCAGTTGGGTAAATATTCATTTTATAGTCATCACGAAGTTCATCAATACTCTTAGGTTCAGCAGAATCTGCCATAGTTACTTCAGCTAACTGTTCTGCTGAAAGCCTTGCTGCTAATTGGCTATTCTTGATACCTGTTCCTGATATTTCAAAGAATAGATAAAGAATCTTTTTCTTTGCATCAAAATGTGCTTCTATAAACGCAAGAGGGTCCGCAGCATATCCAAAGTCCAAGCCCTGTGACCTGTGATCAAAATAAGTGATCTCTTTATCTGTGATTGGGCGAAGGGTTACATTATTAAAAACCTCAAGACCGGTTCCAGTTTCTTCTCCCAAATATTCATGTTTATATGCATCTTCATTCACGGCTTTTAAGTGATCTGCATTTAGAAGAAATGTCTCTCCAAGCCAGTCTTTAGGAACAGTTCTATAATCTGAAGAATGAACTACTCTTCCCTGTTTTGGGATCTTAGTCTCTTCATTTACCCATGACCTTGCAGACTTTGGTGGATTGTAGGAAAAGAGCGCTATCTGGTTCTCAGTTGTTCCACGAAAAATTGACTGTAAGATGCTTCTGACTTCATACATTCCCCCAAACTGATCTACTTCCTCAAACCATGCCCACTTAACATATCCAAAGGGGACCTTGATAGACTTTATCTTCTTAGGGTTATCTGCCCCTTTAAATAAAATCATTTGACCTGTTGGAATATATGTGATTTTAAATGGAGATATATTGAACTTAAATAAATGATTCACTCCAAGTTTATATGTTGCCCAATCAAGCTGTGCAAACACTGAGTCTCTGATCTCATTCTCAAATCTTCTGAAAGCAACTCCATGAGCATTAGGATATTTCATAATCCCAAGTATCACCTCTATCGAGTCAAAAGATGACTTGCAGCTTCCCCTTCCACCTCGAAGCCAAAGTTCTTGCACATTATCCGTCTTTAATTTCTTATGTACATCATAAAAACTTGGTGCTATACACTCTTTAAGGTTTACATCCAACGAAGACCTACTCTTTTAATATCCCTGTATATTTTTGATAGATTATTTGGCATAATGTTTTTCTTTCGTGCACTATTTAATTTATATAGAGCTATGTAACCTTTAATTTTTTTCATAGTCTGT